GCTGTGGATGTGTTTATAACATGGCTTTTTACGTGTGAGATTAAAATTAATATGCTGTTAGCAATCAGTCAACAAAGTGCCTGTTATAAACAAGCGCGGAGTATTAACAACGTTGTAAACAGGTTGTATGATGTTTGATGATGATAACTCGCCGATCACTTTAACGATCGATCGTGACGACTACAAGAATCCGCTCTGTCCAACATGCGACAAGATGTTGCATATCATCACGTCAAATATGTCAAAATGCTCACACCCTCCGTATTATCGGTTTTTTTGCAATCAATGCGGCTGGCACGGCTGGGAGATGCTTGAGCATAGTGATAAACTCGCCCGGCGCGATCCGCTCATCACAAATGACGCGTGGATAACAAATCTAAAGGCGATGCGCACCCATGAGTGAGGATACGCATATCAATGGCGAGTATATCCCCACCGAACCTGAGCTGCAAAGCAAGCTATATCGTCTCACGCATTTTTATTATATCACTGACAAATCCGGAAATCAGATACTATTTAATTTAAACTGGGCGCAGCGCGAGCTATTGGATGGCATGTGGCATCAGAATCTAGTGCTCAAAGCGCGTCAGCTGGGTGTAACGACATTTTTCGCAATCAGCTATCTCGACGATTGCTTTTGGGGTAACAATACCTCAGCCGGCATCATCGCGCATAGAAAAGAAGATGCGGAAGATATATTTAAAAAAAAGGTGAAGTTTGCATATGACAGGATGCCAAAGTGGACAAGGGCGTTTAACAGCGCAACAAATGATAGAGCCGGCGAACTTAGTTTCAGAAATGGAAGCTCATATCGAGTATCTACAGGTTTTCGCTCAGGAACTTATCAGCGATTGCTCATCAGCGAATTTGGAAAGATATGTGCGAAATCACCGGAAGTCGCTCGCGAAATCGTTACGGGAAGTCTCAATACTGTGTCTGCTGATCAAATTATCGCTATTGAGTCCACAGCCGAGGGACGAGAAGGATATTTCTACGAGTTTGCTAAAAATAGCGAAGAATTGTCAAAATCTGATGTGCCCTTGTCCCCGATGCAAATGCGATTCTTCTTCTTTCCCTGGTACAACGAGCCGGGATACAGATCAAACGACGGAAATATAATCGTGAGCAAAGAAACGAATGAATATCTAGACCGCATTGAAATAGAGCGTCAGCGTAAGATTGACGAAGAGCAAAGGCGTTGGTATGAAATGAAAAAGAAGTTTCAGCATGACGCGATGAAGCAAGAGTATCCGAGCACGCCGGCAGAGGCGTTCGAATCCGCAAATGAAGGGTTATATTATGGGGCGCAAATTAGCAAGCTTCGCGCTGGCGGTAATATCTGTCGGGTGCCTTATGATGATTCGGGGGTTGTCAACACCGCGTGGGACTTGGGCCTGGACGATTATACGTCTATATGGTGTTTTCAGGTTGGCCGAGGCGGTCAAATCAATGTTATAGACTATTACGAGAATTGGGACGAGGGCGCGGCGCATTACGCCGACTATCTCAATAGTCTGAAGTATCGCTGGGGAACGCATATCAATCCGCATGACGCAAAAAAGCGCGACATCGGCGCAAAATTGTGTTGGCTGGATCACATCAGGCCGCTATTGTCGGGGCGTTATGTTGTTCTTGAACGCGACGATTGCAGCGTGTTCGCCGGCATACAACAGGTCAGGAGCATATTAGGAAGGTGTTATTTCGATGAGACGCGTTGCACAAAAGGACTCGAACATTTGGAAGCATATAAAAAACTGTGGGACGACAGGCTTGGGTGTTACAAGAATTCTCCACTACACGATCAACATTCTCACGCAGCGGATGCGATGCGATATCTTGCAGTGGGGCTTAAAAGTATCGAGATATCGACTCGCGGAAGCGTTGAGAATGATAGAAAGGCGATCGATGACTATTTCAACAAATAAGTGAATAAAGGATTAATTGCTATGGCCAGGGGTTGTATTAGGGATAAATAAAAGGTGCACGCGGGAGGTGTTGAACCTCTATCTACAAGGCCTACTTTGTAGGTTTTTTCATTTAAACTACGCGTGCAATATATTGTAGATCATTTTCTTGGCACCACGAAAATGATAAAGAGCAGCGCAGACGATCTGCGCGCCCTGTTTGACGGTCATGTGTGCGTCAAGATCTTGTATAATCAAGAATCATGGGTATTCCTGTGCCAATGAGAATGCCGCCAGTTATTCTATAGCAAACAGTCCAATCATTAGCCCAACCCAACAAACATAGTCCGGCAACAATAAAAAGTATCCCACAATTGTATTGATTCATTTCGGCAATGCCTCCACGACTTCCCTTAGGGCTTCGATTTCTTTTAAATAATATTCCTTAAAACCGTTTAAATCATCTGGAACATCTTTACGCAATTCTCCATTGAGAGGGTTCTCTCCCCTCATCAGATCGAAAAGAATCAATAATGTTTCCTTCGGGATGATATCCTGCAATTTCATTTCCAGCACTTGGCAAATCGCGGCCAAAGAATATACCATTTCGTTAAACATGCGGCCCTGAAGACTTGCCATTAAGTCAAAATATCCACTTGCATTTGCCGGATCAGGTTCTATATCTAATTTTCTTCTCATTTCTGAGGCCATCTTTACCATAATGAGCTTAAAGTTGTTATGTACATAGAGAGACATTTCTTCGACTTTCTCTTCATCTGCATAATATTTCTGAAATTTATTTTTCATTCTCCAATTCCTTTAATCGATTATCTCACCGATTTAACCACATAGTGTGTGACAAGTGCCATTTGCATGCCGAATTCTGGTCCGATCGAACATGTGCCGCCCCAATCTTTTTTTATTTTTTCGAGGAAGTCGTCCCATTTTTTTTGGGAAAAATCAACGTCTAACGATTTTCCGCAAACAAAATGAAAGGTAACGATCACGTTAATTTGATTATTTTCCATAAATTTGCTCACTTTTTCGTGAATTTAGCGCATATCTTTTGCGCGATCATGGCTCCGAGCATGCCTGAAAAAAAAGATAGTATGTACATTTTCGGGGTCATTGACGCCTCCAATTAACTTGTTTAGTCCGATTTCTCTTTGATATCTAACCTATCTAATAACTCATCAACTAAAGTGTGCACTTCGGCATAAGTGAGGCGCACACATTTATCTTTTACATAGTTATTTAATCCGAGTACATTCCCGTTGCAGCACGTGTTTACATAAGTAATCCATAGCGCGTAAATCTCATCATTCTTTAAACCCTTCCAGTGTCTCACGAATACCCCCGTTAAATTAATTTGTTTAGTCCGATAATCATAACTATGTTGTAAATTATATCTTGTTACATTGCTCACAATATATTGTGAGGCACTTAAATTTTAATTTGTTATTTCAACTAAATTAATCATTTGAAAGATTTGACACTTTTTCTGTTCTTCATCCATCTTTCAACCCCAATTCCTTGCGCCACAGTGCGCTCTTTTCTCTTGTCGTCAGACATGCCGAAGCATGGTAGTGCTGCGCAATCTCGGCGTCAAATACGTCTAATTCATAGGCATCTGCCAGGGCTTTGGATATCTCGCAATAATCAATAATTGGCATCGGTGATGAAAACAATATTCCATGGGGGCGATGCGTGATAGTGTAGGAATGAATCATTTCTACCCCTTTCTTTTTCGGCGAAAACATTGTCTGTTTATCTTATTTTCTTTATTGTATTCGCGCCCCTTCCTCAGCCATTCTTCTTCATCAACTGTGTGAAATGCTTCAACCGGATCATCTTCATAACTATCTAAAGTAGCCCTAAACCATGCGCCTCCAGCTCCTAGGCATAAGGCATTTGGGCAATAAAACATTCCCTGGCATTCTACTTTTTCGTGAGTATAGCCGCACGAAAAGCATGTATATTTTTTAATGGTCATCACTTTTTCTTCTTTTTATCTTTTTTAGGCTTTTCTTTCGCGGGTTTTGGTGGGGGAGGGGGAAAATTCGCATCGTCATTTTCAATGATTCGCTGATAGTAGTCATGCCAAAGGGCGGCCTTCTTTGCCTCTTGAAGATTGTAATTAACTTTATCCCACGCGTCCCAAACGCCGCATAGATAACATTTCATTTGTACAATGGCCTCTGCGACTATCTTTGTCTGAATTGTTGCTGTAGACATCATCACAAGGGCTGTTTCAAAATAGTTGTTGCACCAGTTGCGTGTTGTTATCTCGGGTATCCAAATAGATATGCCTTGCGCATTTTTCGTATATTGTATCTCTTGAGCTTTATATGTGTCTCTCAGTTGCATTGTTGAACGGCGTTCATAGTCGGTCAATTTTACATTTTTCTTGTCTTTGTATATCATGCGCACTTGATGAACGCGCATGAAAAGATCATTGATATCAGGGTCTTCGCCGGGGGCGAGTGCTTCGAAATATGTCTCAATGAAATCGGTTACGTATGGTTCTTTCTCTAAGAGATTTTGCTGGATAATGATTTTTTCTCGTTCAAAGCCATCTAATTCGTCCATGTCATTAAATGGGGTCGGCAGGGGCACTTGAGGTAATTCTAGCGAGTCATCTTCGCAAGCGCATACTATATCATATTGATATGGGGTTGGGTCTCCACATCTACATGTGGATTGGATTGCCGATGCCGGCATTATATAGATTAATGCAAGCGTGGTACATAATAACAGTTTGTTTTTCATCTATTGTTTCCTTTTTTCTAGAAATTCATATATAGTAAATCTGTTCATTCTTTATCCTTACATTGGCATCCTATGGGATCTTCTCCGCAACTGTCACAAAAATACTCTGTAAATTTATCCATGAGCCATACTCTTTCATGATTGTAGAGACTATCCATAAAATTGAGAAAATGTCTCAACAGCTCCAACTGTCTTTTCGTTTCTTTATTCATAACTCTAAATCTTCTCTAATCTGTTGGTTCGCTTTCTTTTATTTCTATCACTACATATCTATCAAGGCATTGCAAGTAATCAATAAGTGTTTCTAGGGAAAATTCTCTTAGGTGCCCCCTGCATAATCTAGATACCTTTGCTTGTTTAATGCTGAGAACTTTCCCAAATTCTGTTTGAGTAATTCGTCTTGATATAAATATTTTATAGATCTCGACGGCAAGCTGGGTTTTTATAAGATTCTTGGACATTTATTTATTTGCCTTCATTCATAAAATCACCCTGACCGGCTTATTGACAGGTTTGTAATGCTCATTAACGTGGCTGGCGTTAACGCACCAAGTGATTTTCCCTCCATGAATTTCTACCTTGATAATATCCTCTGAAATCTGTTTGACGGTTTGGTCTTCGGGAGGAAATGTTATTTCTACAAAACGGTGTCCTTTCTCATGTATATGCCCAAAAATATTTAGGCGTGGTCTTATTTCAAAAAGTCTTTTTTGCAGAGATTGACTGCCAGTGTGAAATTCACTTCCATCTTCTATTGGGATGCCATCAAGAATGCCATAAGGAGGCGAATGTGTAATCAATATATCGATGTCATCAGGAATCAAATCAAATTTCTTTTTTAAGTCATTTTCCGAGCCGGTAAATGCCTTACATTCAGGGTTGATCCCTTCAAACCATAATGACCAGGGCGAACCCCAGATCTTTAATTTCTTTTTATAAATAAGCGATTTATCATCTCGATCAAATAAATTCCGAACTGACTCTTGATATTCGAATTCTGTCCCTGAGTCGCATAGATATTCACAAAATTGAAATTTCAATCTTTCCTCTGCAAGAACATTGTCATGATTGCCGGCGATAACAATTTTTTTCTTGTATGGTTGTTCATTAATCCAGTAATCGAAAAGGGCATGTTCACTTTCTAAATCTCTCGCGGTCAAATCGCCGGCGACAATGAGCAAATCGCCGCCTTCGAGTTTTGGATAGTGGCCGTGGAGGTCAGAAATAGCGTCGACAATCATTTTTGCTCGCATATACAGTAAATGTATGGTCATTAGAGGTAATAGACATTTTATCGCAAATTCTTAATTTTACTAAAATCCACATGATGGAGTGGAATAGATAGTCAATAATCATACATCGCTCCCGTCTGGCTGTTGGAATATTCTATTGAGCATTTTCTTTTTTCCGTATTTTTCTGCCGTTTCGATGAAAACTGTTATTACTTCTGCAACATTCATTTCTTGTTGCAATTGACCCATCATTCGGAAAATAATCATTTTGTCACATAAAGTTGCTATTGTAAGTTCAAATTGGTCGTCGGTTAGTTCGATTTTCATTTGTCAACCTCTCTTTCAAGAATCCATAGAACCCAACCGTCTGATCCAAGATGAGGATTATTTTTTTCAAATATTCCTTTGGCATTCGCCGCTTTTTCTGATGACGAATAAATACCGACAATCTCCTGCATCGTTTTGGATGTTAAGAATAGGATGTATACGTTCATCAATCTCTCTTGTAAATAATATTTTTTATTCTTCACCTTTGAGGATAATAATCAATGGTGAAAAATGCGCAACAATGATCCAATCTTTTGGCCCGAAGAATCGCTCAACATTTCTCTTCGCCAGTCCATGGAAAAAAACTATTCCGACTGCATAAACATATTACAAACCCAATGGTATGAGGCCGATGTCGATCAACGGTTCTGCCTTGGCGACCAGGACATATGGGGTCTCATTTTCCCTGGCGTGGCGACTTATCGGCGCAAAGTTTGGAACTTTAACATAATGAATCCGATTGTGCAAGCAATTGGTGGTCAGCAGAGGCAGACGCGTAAATCGACGGCTTGCGTTCCGATTCACAACGGGATGCAAAGGACAGCTGATCAATTTACTAAGTGTCTTTTTCATAACCATAAGCAAGGATTTTATCAAACATTTAGTGATTCTTTCGAGTTGGGTGCATTAGTGCAGGGCCTTGGCTTCATGTATCTCTATGGTGATGCCACAAAAGACCCGATCAGCCCAGATCCGAGGTGGCGATATGTCGATATGAAATGCTGTCTCTATGATCCGTACTGGCGCAAGCATGACATGAGCGACGCAAGGTACTGGTGGATGCGCACTTTCTTTGATCGCGAGGAAGCAGCCCTTCTTTATTCACAGTTTGCCGACGACATTCTATCATTGCCCAAGGGGACGTATCGTGATGACAAATTTTATTATATGCCGGAAGTTTACCAGATTCAATTTCCTAACCTGATCGCCTTCGATGAATATTGGTATCTGAGTAATCGCGAGGCAACATTTCTAGTCGATAAGAAGACGGAGGAAACGCAGGAATTCAAGGGGACAAAAGATCAGTTGAAAGATATCATGCAAACTTTCAAAGGAAAGTTGGCGACAATCAAGCGTCAAGTGCCTACCGTACGGCGTTCTATCATCTTAAATGACCGCGTCATGGTGGATGAACCCAATCCCTACGGCATGGATCGCTACCCCGTGGTGCCGTCGCTTGCATATTTTACCGCAGATACGCCGTATTACGCCTACAAGTTCCGCGGTATCTGTCGGGATCTCAGAGATCCTCAATATTTGTTTAATAGGTTGAAAGTATCTAACCTTGAGATATTAGATGCTCAGCAGCAAGGGCTTAAGGTTAAAAAGGGCGCATTGGTTACGCCGGATGACGCGCTTAATAGCGGCCATGGCCGAGTGCTTAGCATTGACCCTGAGTTTCAAATGGACGATGTGCAGCCGATGCCGATTGTGCCGCCATCGCCGGTGATGTTGCAAATGGAAGAGATGCTCAAGGATATCATCTATCGCGTGTCTGGCGTCGACCCTGCGGCCATGGGCATGGATATTGACGACAAGGCTGGTATTATCTCTATGATGCGCCAAGCGGCGACGGCACGCAACTTGACTAGGCTTTTTGACCAGGTGGACGAGGCGCAGCGCCTTTGCGGCGATATTGAAATCGAGTTCATCCAAAACATGTGGTCATATGGCAAAGTTCGCCAGGTGATCGGCGAGGAGCCGACGCCGGAATTTGATAATAAGCTTTTCTTTAAATATGGTTGCAAAGTCGTACAAGCGCCGTTAACAGAATCGCAACAGCAACTAGAATTAGCGCAATTACTTCACCTTCAGCAGATAGCACCGGATGTTATGCCCATGGATGAGATTGTTGAAGCCATGACTATACAAAATAAAGACAGGATTGTCGAGAAGATTCAGAAGAAGCAGCAGGCCATGGAGCAGCAGCAGCAGAAAATGGAACAAATCCAGATGCAGCAAATGCAAGTCGATATGCAGACCAAGTTGGCATATGCCGAAAGTCAAAAAGGATTGGCTCATGAGAGAGAGGCGAAAATTCATACGGACATGGCGGTTGCGCAAGACAAGTTGCGACGTGCGCATCAAGAGGATACTGCCTCATTGCTAAATGTTGTCAAGGCGTTAAAAGAATTAAAGGGCATGGACTTGGAACATATTATGCAGCAAGTGCAGATTTTGAATGAATTAAGTCCTGCGGCAAATCCTGAAGGAAATGTTGTTGAAAGTAAATCAAATGTTGCATAGAATAAAATTTAAAATATACGGTTAGGTGTAGAATGGAAATGACCTTTGAACAGAAAATGCAGTTCATTGATTTAATGTACAGAATAGGTTTTCAAAAAGAAATGGCATTTCTTGCATTAAACACGATAGAAATTGGAATGTCTGGAGACATCGGGCAAGCTGTTTGTGATTTGCTAACTTTAAACATGAAAAAAGATGAGGTGAAAAATGAGTAAGAAAAACGGATCTATGCCAAATGGCGACATGGCGATGAAAGGCCTTGACCAAGGCAACATGGAGCCGCATCTTAAAGATTATCAACGTCCTGAGAAAGTGTTCTCTCAAGAAGGCTTTAGCAAGACCTTGGAATATATTGAGCGTCAAAATAGCTTCACTGGCAAAGAAGCGTCTAGGATTGAGAAGCAGGCTTATATGGGGAGATACTCATAGTCATGGCTAAGAATTCTAGAGGACGCGACAATGCTCGCCCGGGCGGTGTAGAGATTCAAAAGGGGCCGATCAATCTCGATGAGCAATTCATGTCAGGATTCCGCAGGGAACCTGAGATGACGCGCGAGGACATCCAGAATAGGGAAGGTCGTCGGGACGGTCAGATTTTGACTCTACACATGCCAAAAAGATAAGTATGAAACTGCCAAAGAAGAAGCCGATGCGGACGATAGCGAATCCGCCATTGTTGCAGCAGATGCCTTATAAACCGAAGAAGGTTAAGAAATGAAACTCATTTCCATACTATGCCTCGCCATGCTGTCTAGTTGCACATATTCAATAACGCTAGTCCACACCCAGGGCACAGCGTCAGACGTCGTCGATGAACAGCAAACGCCGACGGCGAATCCTAATATCTCAATTCCAGTTTCGGCAATTCCTAAATGAAAAATCGAACACCCGAAGAAATACAATTGGCGATCAAGAAATCTAATGAAAATTGGGTGAAGAGAAAACCTAAAGAAAAGACAGCAAGAGATCGCACTCGCGATCACTTTTTCGTCACAAAACATACACGTCATGATGAGTGGTGCGGAAGGCAATATGGGGCGTGCCGAGGATGAAGAATTGCGTATCAAATGGCCCTGCAATGACCACGCATATGCGTATTTGTGTTAAGCAGCCTTCTGACGCTCGTATATCTAGACTTCTTCTGAAGAAATCAAAGAAAAAGATCAAAAAAATGGCTTAAAATGCGAACGTTCGGAAAGCCCTGGCAGGCCCCGAACGCTTTGATATGGTACATATCCTTGATAGTAATCTCACCATATCAATCCCGCAAATTTTTTGCAAATTATATAAAGTTAAAATTTAGGTTCATTTGGCCATTTTTTGAAACTGGCGATTTTTCTTTCGCTAGAATTAAAAAAACTATTTTTTTCCTGGAAGGTGCTATTTAAAGAAAAAGGGCTCCACGAAGGGAGCCCTAAGAAATAATACAAGGCACCAACCTTGTACATATATTGATCCTAATTAGCTTCAGCTTCAATATATCAAGTGAACACAAAAAATTCCATGTTTTTTGTGTTTGACCATCTATTTTCTTAGGTTATTCCCTTGTCGGAGCTTCTAAACCAAGGAAGTACGACATCATGATTGCATTTTTCTTGACGTAGCCATTTTTTTTCATGCCCTATGTAAATAAATAATTTTACACAGGTGCATCATGGAAAATCGAAGCAAACACGATCCCAGCCGAAAAACCGTCGGCGCAATTTATCGCGATCTTCAATTGCATGGCGAGAAGCAAGTCATTACAGGGGATATGAACTATGAATTGCGCAGTTCCCTCACGGTCGACCTAAATGACACGATTAAGCAGGGCACGCTTGATTTCGACGGCCGTCCATTCTATATCACTGTTCATGAGAAACGCGACTTGCAGATGAAGAATACATTCATCCGCCGAATGATAAAGACGAAATATCGGCCATATCCTGAAGATGACACGCTCGTTTTCAGGGTCATTCCCTATACAAATGAAGTCTCTTTCTGCTGGGAATTGCCTCACCGCTCTAATATGCTCAATATGCTCAATTGCCCCGATCTTTATCCGGCTGAACAACTGCAATTATATCGCCGTTGGGAAATGATGCAGCTTGAGTATTTCGGCTTCATGAAAGATGAGATCGGCAATTGGAAGGAAAACCCTTTCTATGCCGGCGACCAAGTCATTAATAAGAAAATCGAAACACAGGTCTCTTGTTCCACTGATAAGATTCAGTCCCTCCCCGAAGCTTCCTAGTCCAATATTCGTCAATCTGCCTCTTATGAGCGATCTCTGAGCATTCCTCTGAACAGTAGACATTCTTAGGGCGTCCAAGGGCACCTCGTATCGGATGGCATTCTGCGGTGCATGTCTTGCAAAAATATTTCTTTTCTCTGCCCACCTTTAGTTTTTCTCTGTAAGTGCAGCGCGCACATGCGCTTTGATTCAAAATAAATTTATTACTTTCAAGATCATTGCGGCAAATCTTGCAAATCATAGTAATCCAATTTTTAAATTGACATATACTTTTTTTTTTATTGAAAGTCAAGTCAGGCGAACAAAAAGTGTACTAGCCATGCGCGAAAAAACAAAAGGATATCAATGACAGAAGAAGCAAGCCAAAACAGCGAAATTTCCGAGGTAGCTCCCATAGGCGAATCCCAAGTCAATGAGCAACAACAAGCTGACGCAATTAAAGCCAAGAGACAAGAAGCTGACGAGCGAAATTGGAAGGCTATGCGTCTAAAAAATGCCGAACTCGAAAAAGAACTGAAGAAGCGACAAGAGGTCATGGATCAGATTTTGCAGGCGCAGCTTGCCAATTCTGCACCAAAGCCGGAACCCGATGAATTTGATTCGATAGGCGCAGGCGAGTTTATTCCAAAAGCTACAGTTGAAAGGCTTGTAGAAAAGAAGGCTCAGCAGTACGCCGAACAGATTGCTAAGAAAGAAATTGAAAAACATTTCAAACAGCAAAATGACAGTCAATTTCTCGAAAGGCTCGGCCGTCAATATTCAGACTTTAGCGAGATCGTCAATCCAGAAACTTTGTCTCTCCTCGAGGAGAGCGAACCGGAACTAGCAAAGACGATAGCAGACTTAAAAGATCCTTATAAGATGGGAGTCCAGACTTATAAGTACATCAAAGCGATGAATCTATCTCAAAAAGTACCGGATGTCAGAAGGCAGAAAGAGACGGAAAAACAGATCGAAAAGGCTGAAAAGTCAATTCCGTCGCCCGCCTCTTTCGATAAGCGCCCGATAGCGCAAGCCTTCAAGATGACGGATGCCATGAAGAAAGATTTGTATCGCGAGATGATGGGTTATGCGGCGTCAGCCAGTGCGGTTCCTGAAATGGCGTAATGCCATAAAGGAAAATGACGATGTCAGTTTCAATTGCATCGCTGCCTCCACAGATACAGCAGCGTTACAATGCTAAATTGCTGTCAACTCCTGAGCACAATTTGATTCACAATCTTTTTGCGTCTCCTGTTGAGTTGCCGGACAATAATGGCTTTATCGATAGGCAGTCACGTTATGACCGCCTTGATCTATTCGAGGTGCCTCTTGACGATGCACAGTCGAATCCTCCGCCACAACAGCTCAATAGGGTTGATGTCGATTGTCGCGTAAGAGTGTATGCCACGTATATGGTATTAACTCGCCAGGTGACAATAACCAACGAAGATCCTGTCCTGAATAGTGCTGCGGCACGTTTGGGTCAAGCATTGCGAGAAACTCAGGATGCGCTTCAACGCGATAATCTCGAAAGTTCAGCCAGTATCATAAATTGTGTGGGTAAACGACAATCTGCCCACGTTAAATCTTCTCTGATTGACTTTAAACTCCTCGTCGCGTAAGCGAACGGACAAAAAGGGGCAAGATTATGAAATGTAAATATTGCAAAACAAGATTCAATAAACACACTGAGACTGGTGGATATATTGAAAATAAATGGTTTTGCAATATTCATATTAATGATCAGCCTGAACGTAGCAAGCGAGAAGACCTAACCACAACTTCACCTCTACCAAAATCATTAGAAAAAAGATTGGTAGGGGGTTGGAAAAGAGAGTTGTTAGGATGCGGTGCTCTGAGCTCTATGGAGACATAGAGAGGCTAGCTGAGAAGATTAGCCCGCCTACAAGATATTGTAGGTCACAAAAGTAACAGATTTTGGGACAAAATGGCGATATTCCGACGGAGATGACAATTTCCGATATCGACGACGTATTCACAATATTGCAAAACAATAGTGCTGAGTACATCACGAATATCGTGGAAGCGGATTTGAAGTTCGGCACAAGCCCGATCGGTGATGCCTACGGTTGTATGCTTACAAGCCGTATGATCCCTGTTCTCTATAACATGGTCGGATTTACTAAGAAATTCCAGTATCCGAACATCACGCAGACGCTTTCTACCGAGATCGGCGGCGCCAACAACGTGCGATTCTTTATCTCCGAGCAAGGTTCTGTCTCGCCAGGGGCTTCGCTTCTTGGCAATGACATCGCCAACTGCTTCGTTGCGGCTAAAGAGTCCTACAAGGTTGTGTGGCAGGCTGGCGGTAAGGCAAGGTTCATTTACTTGCC